AAACCGTGGGATACCGAGTTCGTCTGTTTTCATAAGCATACACTTATTTTAACTTACATTGATTAAATCGTCAAGTGAATTATCTTGTTGTTCTTGTTCTTGTTTTAATCTAGCTGCTGCTCTACGAGACTCTATTTCTAATTTATAGCCATCGATGAGTAATATCATTTGTTGACGCATATCTTGATTATCAGTCATAAAATACATTTGATTTAACTTCAGCAATTTTTGCTCAAGCATTGTATCTGTATAATCTTTCATATTATTTTCGTGAGGATGAATCATGCTGCTGCTACAAATGTTCCCATGTGTTGTAGATAAACTGTAATACCGTTATCATAACTAAATGCTTTAATTAATTGACATTTATTATTTACAGCATCAGTTGCAATAGCTGCACTACCGCCAAACTCTGTAGTATCTTCTACACGTAATGTACTCGGTATTCCTGTACTGTACTCGGCTGCAAACCCTACTGCACGTGGCGATCCGCTGTCGTGGAAAATTTGCATTATCATTTCTGCATATTGATTATTTGTTGGCCAACCTACTAGAGTAAGAGTTGTATCGTTTGGTAGTGTGACTTCAAAATGATGTGCATTTTCAAAACTAAGTTCTTGTGTCACAGATGCAGATACAATTGCATGTTCATGAGTTTGCTGACGACTATTGTATCTTAACAAGTCATTTTCAAAGAAATTATTTTCTTCATTTGTTTTTGCAGTATTATCTTGCAAATTCTCAATTTCTTGTTTTGAATATGTAAAGTTTGTTTTTATAGTATTGAAGTTATCTCTAAAACCCTGCGAGTCGTTATCCTGTCCTGCGACCGGATATGCATCATCAATAGTATCTGGTACAATGTTGCTTGCCATTATAATTCCTCTCTAGTGTATATTATTTATACGTTTAATTTGTAATTACCAAAAACTATGAATTGTTCTTGATCTAATTCTTCTGTTCTGTCTACAATATATCGATCAATATCGTATTGTAATTGCTTAAAGTCAAACGCACTGTTTATGATATTTTCTATTACAGTTTCTGCGGTTCCTGGCTTTACATAGCACAGTGGCATAGCTGTCACATAGTCTAATTCGTTGCCAAACTCTTCCTGCGAACTACGCATCCACAACGGTAAAAATTCTCTGTCATTGGCTCCAATATCGTTAATACGTTTTCGCATATTTCCAATGTTGCTAATCCAACGTTTGACATTTTGATTTTGACTTGCTTGTACACCTGTAGTGTCTACAGTAAGTACATTTGTTTTAGGTCTAAATCTAAACGAATCGCCGCTGTTGGCACTTGTAGAAGCACTTGGTCTAAATGCAACAACTATTCCTGTTTGTAGTGTAATTGGAATAATGCCAGCTGCTAAAATTTCATAGACTGCATCTCTACCTACAATTTCAAAAGTATTTCCAAATGCGCCAAATCTTATAGGATCGCCTTCTCGCATTGTTATACTATATAACTCTGCGCCTTCCTCTGATGCAGTGGTATCATCTTTGATTTCTATTTTAACATCATTCACTGATAGTTTTGTAGCAGTTCTTGTACTTACATTTAATGCTGTGTTTCCTACTTTTGGCTGTGCTGGATCTAAAATTTCTACATATACAACTTCATAGAGTACTTCATTTGTTCCTGGCACTTTTGCAATAGCACTTTTTACATTTCCTAAGAAGAAGTTTTTCCTCACATGATTTAATGCAATACTGCTCGCAAAGTTTCTAATACTTTTTGCTTCAATGCCTGCGTATACAAGTGTTCTTAGATCTTTTTGTACACCAAAGTTTTCGTCATACGGTCTGTATATAAACTCAGGTTTAAAAATATCATAATCATTTATAAAGTTAAGGAATGCAGTTTTTTGTGTTTGTTTTAAAAATGGTTTCATAAACACATTGCTGTATACTTTATCATCAGTATCGGTTATACGTACTGTGAATTCTTTTATTTCTGCACTATAGCCAAATCTGTCTCTTGCTAATACTCTAAACGTATACACTCTATCTAATGTAGTTGTTCCGCCGTCGAATGTTGTGGTTCGTGTATCAAGTGCAGTTAATCCCAATCCATTACTGTCTGGAAATTGGTTAGGCTTACCAGTTATCTCGCCATCTGCTTTAAGTTCTAAACCGTTTGGTAATTTGCCATCTATAAAATCATAACGTAAATTTGCACCCACAAGTGTAGTCGTTGCTTCTAGTTTTACATAACTAGGACGGTTAGCAGGCAGTGTGCCTAGGTTGCCATCAGTTATCCAATTAATAGTACTTTCTACTTCACCTATAACATTTAGTGTAAATGTTTTAATTGTGCTTACAGCTTCGTTTTGAATTACATTTAATTTCTTCTTTATCAATGTTTGTGCTGCAACACCTAGTGTGAGCTGGACACCAGACAAGCTATTTAATACATTACTTAACGAGAAACTTCTTTGTAATGGTGTATCAGTAAACACTTTAAAAAATTGTAAACTTCTATTAATTTCTACATTGTCTAAAACACTATCGTCTGTGACAAATAAATTTTGATTCAATATAACAGATTCTATAACTGCATTTCTTGGTATATCAAATATTATTTGTTTATCTTCTAATCTAACTAACTTGAACAAATTAGTTGTGTCAATTCCTTGCGTTTGTAGCCATGATTCTAACGCACTACCTAAATCTTCATCACCAGGATCGTTTAATCCTATAGCACTAAAATTAAATTCTAAATCTCCTGCACTATCTGCTGCTGTTATAGTGTAGCGTACCATCTTATGCCATATTTTTGCTGTTGTACTTCCTAGAATAATTTCAGTAGGACTGTCTTGCAATAGGTATTGTTCACTGTCGCTGTAATTTAAACTACGGTTTTTCCATGCTGCTTCTCGGCCATCCAATGAGTCAACAATATAGATGTAATTTTGCCCTACGTCATTAGAAAATGCTGTGCGTAATCTTTTATATTTGTAAGACGGTTCTAGTTCACGTGCAAGATTTAAGATATCGTAATCTTCATTATCTGAATTAACAGACTCAATTACATAACCCAAATTGTCAATTTGTATTTCTTGTGATATAAGTTTATCTAAGTCAGTTATACCGTCGGTAATATTTTGACTTATCTTACGGATTTTAAGTTGTGTTTTTCCACTAATTGTATCTTCGTAAACACTTGTGTTGATTTCTTCTACATCGTTTGTATCAATAAATTGTCTTAGTGCTTCAACAGTAAATCTATATTCTTTTGATACTGCTGGTTGATATGGAATAGTACCTGCCAATTCTCCTGTCAGTCCGTCTAATACTAATCCGTCTGGTAGTAGACTTTCAGTACCATCATCGTTAAATGGTTGTAAGTTATAACTTATTTCTCCAAGCAATGCATTTGGATCGTATACATCTAGATATAATGTAGTATAATTATTTGCACGTTTTACACCTAGATTGCCAGGAGTTAACCAGATTGGATTTCTAAGGAAAGTATTATCTGCTGTAAATAATCCTGTAGCTGCTTTCATTATTGTGTTATCAGAACGTAAAAAGTCATCTCCAACAACGTAAATACTAAACTCACGTTTACTAAAACTAGTATCGTCTTGGACTGTGACTGTAAAGGTATAATTTCTGTTTAATTTTTTTGGTAATCTAGTTCGTTCTGCAAATCCATAAAATGTAGTGTCATAAAAATAACTATCAAATCCGTTATCGTCTACTACAAATAAATCACTAGGACCCGAATCAAAAGGATCAACATCGTATCCTGCTTCTTGATCTAAGTCAAGTCCTAAAATTGGATCAACAAATCCACTAATATTACCATCTGTACTAAGTGTTAACCCTGGAGGAAGTTCTCCGTCATCCTGTGCAATAAAATAATTTAACACTTCGCCGGCTCGTAAATCACTATCAATTGCTTGCAATTGGAAGTCTACTGGAGCACTGTCTAAAACAAAAAATGCAGTGTTGAGTCTATCTGGAGGAGTAGGTCCATATACTAATGTGTTAATAATTTCCCATGTACGTTCAATAGCATTATAACTTTTAATAATAAAGTCAAATGTATCATCAAAAATTTGCACCCAAACTTGTTCATCAAATGGTGATATAGGTGAAGTCTTACTTACAGTGTAATTCTGCGAAGCCCATACTTGTGTATCGTCATTGTATTTTTTTAAACTTAAATCCAATCCATTGTTATCTTTGTTGGTGTTAAACCAAAAAATATCAATGTTAGGGTTAGGAGTAGTATTTGTAATACTGAAAGTAAAGCCTGCTCCAAATACTCCTTGTAATTGTGTTTCATTAGCTCTATACCATCTGGTATTTATTTTGTACCAAACCTGTTGTAAAGAAGTCACAAACGCCCAGTCGCCACTTGCACCAGTTTCTCTACTAGGTATGTTTTCATAAATTGTGACATCTTGATCAATCCATGTACTATCTACCGAACGTTTAAATCCAAATTCTGTATTTAATGTGTCTACCCAATATTGATTTCTAAAACTTTTCTTTAAAGGCAGTGGACCCGGAGCTGTCTGCCAAACAGGAGCGTCTTCGCCGTTTACTGTAATAGTAAAGGTTCTATCAGCAATACCAGTATCATTACTAGCTCTAATTACAAATTCAAATTCAGTTGTTTTGCCTACTTCAAAAGGAGTACCTACAAATGCATAATCTTCTATTCTCAATCCCGGAGGAACTTCTCCAGATAATATAGTTAAGGTAATACCATCTGTAGATTCTAATGGAATAGGTATTGTTGTGACTACACGTTCTTCGACGTTCGCTAAGTCACCGTTAAGTTTAGTCCAAATAGGTAAAGCCATTTATGCACCTTCCGCAAAATTATCACTTCCTGCAGAACCAAAATCAACACTTGGTCCGACATCGGCAAACAAGCCACTATCGCTTCCAAAGTCTACATCTAATGTTTTAATAATAAAATCAATAATACTAGTTGCATCATTATCAATATCGCCAAAATCAAAAGTAAATACACCTGCAAGTTGATTTGCTGTAATGCCATTTATTGCCGCAACATTTGTTATTTCGTTATTGTCAGCATTTAATGTTGCACTAAGTTGTGGCGCTGTTTCTCCGGAAATTACACCTCTAACTCTAATTTCAGGTCCTACTGAATTTACGCTTACAACAGCACCCTCTTCACCTGTCACAAATATTGGTTGTTCTACAGGTGTTGTAATAGTTGCTACTCCATCTGTGAATCGGCTTTGACTCTGCGGTGTACTAAGATATATTGTAGTTCCATCATCGCTTACTCTGATGTTCATTGTTTCTGCAAATAAAGGATCAGGAGATAGTTTTCTAAATTGGAAATCGTTTGCAACTTTTTCAGCAAAAACACTATAACCCGAGCTACCTATGTTGCTTGCTGTAATTTCTGTAAATCCAGCGACACGTAAATCTAAATCATCAAAGTTCTGATTAGCTTTGATAAAGGCTTCACGTAAATCGTCGCCTGTTCCGTCGTTCGCTAAAACGCCTACATTTATTGTTTGAATTGCCATGCTAGTCTCCGTTTTATATATTTATCAGAAACTTATCCTATTGACGTCCACCCAGTTGGTTTATATACTTGTACTTCATCATCTGTAAGATTATATATCATCATACCCTCAACCGCAGGAAGTGGCTCGTCTCCTGTTTCTACTTGTGGTAATTGTAAACCAAATGGGTTATTTACACTAGGAAATCCAACTGCGCCAGCTGTTCCTGCACCGTCTGTGTCATTAACATAGGCAAAGAATGTACTTCCGTCAAATATAATTTCTCCAATTTCTGGATTGGCTGGTACGCCTGTAGTTGATCCTAATCTAAGTCTACCTGCTGTAATATCAATTCTACTACCAGTGGGTACAGTTAATTCCATATCACCTGTAGTGTTGCTAATGTTTACTGCACCAACAATAAATCCAGCACTAAGGTTTTGTGTTGCAGTAATATCTTGTGCTTGTATATTACCTCCTGTAGTAATATTGCCATTTGTAAGAGCAATAGTACTGTTTGTACCAGTAATACCTGTTAAAATATCTAATGTTTCTATACTAACATCTTTTAGTGTATTTGTGTTTGTACTTGTAGGTGCTTGATTAAATGCATCTGCTTCTATTGCTATACTACTACTTGCACCTCTTGCTGTCACTGTTTCTAAGGTATCAGTTTCTTCGGTTATTAATCCTGTTTCGTCAAATGTAAGTTCGGCCTGTCCTGATCCTGTATTAACTGTTGAAGTGATTCTTCCAAATCCAATTACATCCGAACCTTTGAGATACTTACCTGTGACACTGTCAATTGCTGTAAGGAACGCTGCATTTACATAGGCACTATCATTTATTAGTTCACTGATTACATCCTGCTGTCCTTTAATAAGTGCATTAGGTGGTGTATAACTTATTTCGCCATAGCCGGCATCTCCCTTTGTTTTGCCAAGGTCTAAACTACCTCTACCACTTGGAGGATTTACATCAATTGAAAGACTGCCTGCTATTGTTTCACTAAAAATAGCATCTTGTATAGATTCTGTATCACCGCCGGAATTTGGAACTGCCTTCCATTCAAATCCGTTGTATTCTAAATAATAACCATTTATTGCAGCGGCAGTATCGACATCGCCGATATCATTAATACTATCTACTGTATTACTAATTATTGGTTTATTTTGTATAAATGCTAGACTAGTGTTATCTGTTTCAGTCCAATCTGATTGAATAGGCACACCAGTAAATGCTTCACCACCTAAGTTTATGTTTGTAGCATTAATAGTTCCTACATCAGTGACACCTAATGTAGTTGCACCTGCAACTTGTAGACTAGCTAATGTTGCCAATCCTGAAGTAGTTAAAGTTGCACTACTTAATGAACCTGCAACACTTAATTCAGTAAGATTAGCAATACCACTGTTTGCAAGATCAAGTGTATCACCTACCGGTATTTCTTTGATCTTATTTGCATCATCTGTGTCTACTACTAGTGGAAATCTATTTGCCATTCTCGTGTCCTTGTATTGTTATACGTATTTATCGCATTAATTATAATGCTGCTATTCGTGCTTGGAAGTCTGCAAAGTCTGTTGCTGCTGCTACTTCTGTTTTAAGTGTTGCTAAACTAATAAAAGTTGCATCTGCTGCATATACTTCAGTAAAATTTTCATTAATTTTAACCATAGCATTGCGAAGGGGATCGCCCCCTCCGCTGTTTGCTGTTGTTCCTACGTTGATTACTTGCTTAGCCATTATACTCTCCCTACTACTACTTCAACCATGCCACGTTCGTCGCTGTCTTTGGTTCCAACTGCTTTACCAATAACTTGTCCGATGCCCGGCGCATTATTAACAATAGCATAACCTGGTACAGCACTTGTGACAAGCATGTCACCTTTAGCAACCTTGCCAATAACTTTACAAGGCACTCTACCTTGCAATGCTAATCCTACTACATGATCTCCTTGTAGCGCACTGTTCATCAAGTGTGCTGGATTTGTTGTCACTACACCTGCTGCACTTGTTTGACCTTTTGCTGTACATACTGTGACTTCTGCATCACCACCAAATACTAGAACTGTTCCTGGCTCGTAGTCTGCATCTCCTAAATAGTTCTCTGCAAGGTCAGCATAAAGTGCTTCTGTAGCAGTACCATTAAAGGATGTAGCCCAAACTGTGTTGTACCTATTAGAATTACTACCAATGCTTACGCCATTGTCTGCGCCGCTGTTTGCTGGTCCTGTAATATTACCAGTATGGTTAATTGTAGTAATTCCTGTTAGTGCTGTAATAGTATCACCTAAGGAAACATCAGTGCTACCAATTGTAATACCGTCGTTTGCTAGTTTAGCATTAGCAATACCGCCGGCTGTTATTTCAATCCAACCGTTTGTAGCAGTAAAGCTACTACTATCAAAACTTGCAAGTCCTAAATCAGCTTGTGTAATACCACTAGCGTTTGCTCTAGTAGTTGCTGCATTCATGTTCAGCTTACTCTGCGCTATTGCTGCTGATGCACTAATATCATTGTTATCGATACTACCAGGACTGAACCCTATTTCAATTTGATTAGGTGCTAACGGATCGTATGTAATCTGTATGTCGCCAATTACATTACAGTTTTCACTATCTTGATCTGTTCCTGTGAATACTAACAAGTCTCCTCGTATTCCTGTACCTGTGCCAGTGACAGTGACATCGCCGATATCATTAATCTCGTCTGTGTTATCTTCAAAGTATTGTATGTTAACAGCATCACTGCCTTGTGCTGGATCAGGTGCAGCAAGACCAGTAAGTTTGTTAAGGCCCATGTTAAGTGTGCCATCCATTGTATCACCTAACTTGAACAAGTATCCGCCACCTGTTGGAATCTGTCCAGTAGTTAGTTCTACGCCAAACCTATCTCTTCCTAAACGTGCATTAAGATAACCTTCAACTGCTGTTTGTGTAGGTACTGCATCGCCTTTTGCATCTGTAAATGTAGCATCGTTTGAGAACTCGTTTACACGTACACCACGTTTGAATCCAATACCGTCAATGTTTGTTAGAACAAGTGCAGCATTAAATGTGACACTACCAGTACCTTGGTCAACTGTAAAGAATCTACCAACACGGAAGAAACCGTCTTGGTCTGTCATAACAGTAAACACACGCCCTTTGTTGCGTTCTTGTACTTGTGCAGAACTATTAAAGCCTTCGCTGTCAATAGCATCGTTTGTACTAATTGCACTTGTACCAAACGGTTCACCGTAAATACGTTCTGGATAGTTGCTGGTGTTAAATCCACCAGTACCAATATCAAGCATGTCATGTCCTGTAGCACGGCATGTACTAATGTTCACTGTAATGTCTGCTGCTTCGCCTTCTGCAAGTCCTGCTTTGAGTACAAGCCCATCTGATATAACTGAACTTACTGCAAGGCCACCATATGCACTTCCAGATAGTGCAGGGAAGTTAACATCACTTCCTGCTAGATCTTGAATTTCAATAACACCAACTTCTCTTGTTCCTGAACCTGCTGGATATTCATATACAGCATAGCCTACAATTTGATGAACCTTGCCGCCCCATGTAAAGATCATATCATAGTTTTGAATACGTTCTTCATCAGTGGTATCTAAAGGACTGATTACTAAGAATCTACTACCATCTGTACTTGTTGTTGCTGCTGTATTACCCATTGTAATAGTGCCACTTAGTGCCGGAGTCGGCGATGACATAATATCTACATAGTTTGGATTTATAGTAGCCGCTGTATAAAATGCACTTTCGGTATCTAGTAGTGCGTCTCCAGTTCTGTCTAAAGTAAGATCAATATATCTAAAGTTTGAATCAAAGGTCACCATCTTTTGATCTGCGCCAACTGTCACACCATCTGTTATGGTTGCTCCAAATGCAATTGTACGATATGTAAAATCTGTTGTGTCGTCTACAAACTGAAATGCTGTACTAGGACGCACTGGCAAATCTTCGCCTGGAAAGTTATCAAGTAAGAAGTTTTGCTTGTGTCTTATAACAAGACTTGTATCATGTGAAGTGTCTTGCTGCAAGCCGTTTGATGCAGTTCCTTCTAGTCCTGTGCCAAAATTAAATCTATATACAATACCACTTTTTATTGGTGTACTATCGTCAACTCTTGGAGTACCACTTACGGTTGCAGCATTTATTAATCCGCCGTCTGCATCAGTAATTGTCACTGTAGCATCATTGGCCGGTGTAGCACCACCTAGCAAATTACCAGGTATGATAATAGTTTCTGATATCGTTGCACCTGTTCCAGGATCGTCAATTCGAACTTGATATGTGCCGCCGCCTTGTTGAATTTTACTTATTTGTAATTTTGTATTGTTTGCACTATACGTTCCTGATAAACCAACTGCGGTAGCAGTATCAATTTCATAACTGCTTAATGTAAATCCTGCATCGCTTGCGTTTGTAATTTCGTAAGGTTGATACAAATTCACATCGTGATAAACTTCTACTTCACTTGTATTATTTGGAAAGCCGTCTAAGTCGTATGCATACATAAACAACGAACCTTCTTTGGCATCGGTGTCTAGGTTTTCAACTGCTGTCGGAATACCAACGTCTGTACTTGTTGCAGTTGTACATCTATTAGTTGTATTAAATGAACCACTAGTTGTATGTACATAAATTCTTGTAGGATTACCTGATCCATCTTCTTCGCCCTGGAAGCTAACAGTTGCCGTAGCATTTGCTGCACGAACTCCTTCACCGCCGCTGCTATATGCTGTGTTTGTTGTACTATCATATGCAGTCGATAATGCGCTATCTGTGTATAGATCAAATGTTGTCGGTGATTGTACATCTACATAATATTGTAATCCGTTTACTTCAGTCATTCCAACTACATCGTTTATTGTAATCAAGTCGCCATCGGATAAATTATGAGCTGCACTTGTAGTCACCACAGCAGGGCTCGCTTGTGTAATACCGGTAATAGTTGTTTCAATAAGACCTTGCACAATTTGTTGACCATTGCTTACTGTTCCTACACTTGGAACTGCACTTGCAAAATTTAAATATCCATCTGCTCTGAATGTCTTAGCAGGGAATACCATATTTGCACCTAGATTTACTGATGTTGCTATTTCATCCGGATCTGCACCTTCGGCAACCAGTCCAAAGAATCCATAACTGTTATTACCAGCAATACTACGTATCTGCGAACCATCAGCTGCAAGATAACCTGTGTGACAGTAGTATGTAAACATACTAACAAGTTCTGATAACGCATTGTTAATTGCAAGACAACCAAATCCTAAATCGTTGATTTGTGTAAAGTCGTTTGCAAGCATTGATCTATTACCGCCGCTTTGTACAAAGATATCAACGCCTGTGCCGCTTGTCCAGCCTTGCCCTTCAGCAAGTGTCACTGCATTACCGCCACCTGTATAGGTACTATATCCGAGAGTATTTGTAGGAACAGTTAGACCTACATTATTGTACAACTCAATTTCATTTGGATTAGCTGTAGTTTTTACAAAAACGGTATCACCGTTGATTTGTGTCATGCCATTTACATTACTAATTTGAAGCCTATCACCATCGCTGAACGGATGATTAGTTGTAAAGGTCATTATGCCTGGATTGCCTTTAGTAATACTATCAATTTCTCTAGTTATAAGATCTGCAACATTACTTGTTTCATCTAAAACTAGTGTACATGTTCCTGTTGACTTATCGTAGTTTGTAATTGTATTAACTTGATAACGAGCGCCGTCGTAAAAGAACGGAAACGGTGTAGGTGGTTTTCTAATAAACAACCCTTCACCTGCAGGCGAACTTACTGAAATATTAAATGCACTATTTACTGTGTCAACTGTAATTGGCATGTTTCCAGCATAGCCGTCAATAAACAAGCCGCCTGCAAAGTTTCTGCGTGTGCCTTTTGATTGCGAGAAGCTTGATCCTGTTTGACAATATGGCGATCTTGTTAGGATTTGACCTTCTGGATCAAGTACCATCATAAAGCCGCCATGTCTTTGTACAGTTAAGTTTCTTACAATTGTACCATCATTACACAGCAGAACATCCATTTCGTTGTTGTTCAACGGAGGATTATAACTAGCATCAAATGCAAATGCAATACAATTTACTAATGCTGTAGCATTTGTTTGTGCTTCAGTTTCTGGTGTGTAATCTGTATCTGTTATAACAGGTTCTGCACTTATAGGTGTATATGCACTGACATCGCCATTTGTAAGCGTATGAGCAATAATAGGAATTAAATTTTGTGTCACTGCTAGTCGTTCAGTAGTCTGTCCAGTGTCCGTGCGTGTAAAAAATTCTTTTTGATTTGTAAGAGTACTTTCTCTACCGCCTGTGCGCAAATCAGCTAGTATTCCATCAATTACTAATGCATAGTCTCTACGCCATTTATCTGCATTATAGATAAATCCTGGAGCAGGATAATTTACATTTGTGTAAGCAATTGTTTCTTCAATGATAAAATCTTTGTTTAATTCAATCAACCTAGCTGCTTGAGAAAACTTACCTGGATTGGTAGCAGCATCTGTGCCTACAGTAATAACATTTGATGCGTCTGTCACATAATGATATCCGTATTTTCCGTTTTTGCCGTTGATAGGATGTATAAAGGTTGTACCACCGCCAGTAGCTGTAATAGTAAAGGAAACATCAGCTGCACCTGCGCCGCTTCCTAGTTGATCATTTTTAATTGTTATGACTTCGCCTACAATAAAGCCGTCGCCTGAATTAGTGGCTGTAATACTTACTGCACCAAACCCATCTACTACTACGGTAAATTCAGCTTCAACGCCGTCACCGTTGCTTGTCCATTGTTCATTATCTAAATTGTAAGTACCTTGTTGTCTTAAAGGATCAGCAGCACTTATACTTCCAATTGTTTCAATAGGAGAATAAGCAGCAGGCAGGTTATCAATTACTGCATCTCTGTAGAAATAAGTATTTGCCCACTTACTTTGTGATACACCTGCTTTTGGACGTAAAACTACTCGTCTAAATTCGTCGCCTTTAATACTTACATTTTCAGGAAGTTTAATAGGCATGTGTTCATTATAGATTCCACTCTCAACACGTACAGTGACTTGGTTGTTTCTTGTTAAATTACCAAATTCTAATTCTTCGTCTAGTTCAAACAAAATAGGTTCTACTAAATCTACTGTAATTCTATCTGTTGTACCTGTTGCAGATCTTGTGTAGTTAGTAATAATACCTTTTGCACCACTTGTCTTACCAACAATAATTTTACCTTCGATAAGATCACTATTGCCTTCAACACCTTGATCAACACTGTCATATGTACCATTTAAAAAATCAAATGTATAACCAGTACCTGTACCAGATAGGGCTACAGGTGTGCCGTTTAGAATACTAATGACTTCTGTAAATCTATCAGCATATGCATCGTACACTGGATCGCCTGCACTTAGTGATAACTCACTATCTAACAGGCCAAGCACTGTTGTACGAACTAATGCAATACTAGCTACCGTTGCCTCTAATTGTACAGTTTTTGCTTTAACAGCACTTGGGTTTGCATTATATCTTAGTCCTGCCCAGCGTGACAAATAGTTTACAGTTGCACCTGCAAGCACATCAAGTCTGACACTATCGACAATAAGATCAACATCTCTTTTACAAATATCAATCTCGTAGGTTAAATCTGGATAGTTTGTTGCAACATATTCTTGCACATCTTCTTGTAAACTGTTTATATTATCATCTATTAGAGTGCTTGCTGTTGTCTCAACTCCAGC